CCTTGAGTTCCTGTAGTTCCTGTAGTTCCAGTTGTTCCCTGAGTTCCTGTAGTTCCGGTTGTTCCCTGAGTTCCAGTTGTTCCGGTTGTTCCCTGAGTTCCAGTTGTTCCCTGAGTTCCTGTAGTTCCGGTTGTTCCTTGGCTTCCATCCAGTCCTTTAATACCCTGAATACCTTGAATACCTTGAGCTCCAGCACCACCTCCACCGGAGACTCCCTGAATTCCCTGAGTTCCTTGAGTACCAGCAGAACCATCGTCACCAGTTCTAGTGAAATGATAAACAATATCTTCTCCATCACTAAATGGTGGGTCTGAAAATCGAGCTACAGGAGTAACATCTATCTTGAAATAGCCAGTAGCTTCTGTGACTCCATCTACTTGGCAAATGAATAATGAACCATCAGTTGAAGTTCTTGATTGAAATACTAAATGGCCCTCAACACTTGCAGTACTATCATCCCAGCTTCTCATAAAGAGTTGCATATCTGTTCCATACTGGTCTTCATCATCAATGTATGCTTTTGTTATAGAAAGTGAAGTAGCATGATTAAATCTAATTACACCATCACCGGGGTCCGAATCAGTAGTCGATGTACTGAATTCATAATTAACTCCTCCTCTATATCCAGCAGTACCAGTCGTTCCTTGGGTTCCTGTTCCTGTAGTTCCCTGAGTACCCTGAGTTCCAGTTCCACCAGATGTTCCCTGAGTTCCTTGTGTCCCTGCTCCTGTAGTTCCCTGAGTACCTTGAGTACCAGTAGTTCCTTGGGTTCCTGCTCCTGTAGTTCCCTGAGAACCAGCTGGACCTATATCACCACGTATACCTTGAATACCTTGTGTTCCTTGAGTTCCTGCTCCTGTAATTCCCTGAGTTCCTTGTGTCCCTGCTCCTGTAATTCCCTGTATTCCTTGTATACCTTGCGTTCCCTGTGTTCCTGCTCCAGTTATTCCCTGAATTCCCTGAGTTCCTGTAGTTCCCTGAGTTCCCTGTGTTCCTGTAGTTCCCTGTGTACCCTGTGAACCCGCAGGTCCGGGCGCTCCGTCGGCACCCTGAGTTCCAGCACCAGTCGTTCCTTGAGTTCCCTGACTACCCGGAGTACCCAAAATACCCCGTGTTCCTTGAATACCTTGTATTCCTTGAGTTCCCTGTGTTCCAGTAGTTCCCTGTGCTCCAGTTATTCCCTGAATTCCTTGAGTGCCCGTTATACCTTGTGTTCCTTGAGTTCCTGTTCCTGTAATTCCTTGAATACCTTGAGTTCCTTGAGTACCAGTATCACCTTTAATACCCTGAGTTCCTTGAGTACCAGTAATTCCTTGAATACCTTGAGTTCCTTGAGTACCAGTATCACCTTTAATACCTTGAGTTCCTTGTGTGGAGTTGTCTGCACCATCCGTCCCTTGGATTCCCTGAGTTCCCTGAGTTCCTGTAGTTCCGGTTGTTCCCTGAGTTCCTGTAGTTCCGGTTGTTCCTTGAATTCCTTGTATTCCTTGAATTCCTTGCGCACCCCTTATACCCTGAATTCCCTGAGTTCCTGTAGTTCCCTGAGTTCCCTGTGTTCCTGTAGTTCCCTGTGTGCCAGTAGTTCCTTGAATTCCCTGAGTACCAGTAGTTCCTTGAATACCTTGAGTTCCTTTATCACCAGTTCTACTAAAGGATAAAGTAATTCTTTCACCATTACTAAATGGTGGATTACCTGAGCCAACTAATGGGTCAACATCTATCTTGAAATAGCCTGAAGCCTCTGTAACTGAATCTACCTCCATCGATGCGTATGATGTATCACTACCATCAGCAGATTGTATGATTATAACACCTTCTACTGTACTAGATGAATCGTCCCATGTACGCATCCAAGCTTGTTGGTCATTACCGTCTTCGTCGGTGTCATCAATAAATATTTTAGTAACACTAGCAAATGTAGTGTGATTAAATCTAATGTCCCCAGCGCCGGGGTCGGCATCAGTGGTGGAAGTATCAAATGTCCATGCTGTTCCACCTCTATAACCTGTAGTTCCTGTAATTCCTTGTATTCCTTGAGTTCCTTGAGTACCAGTAGTACCTTGAGTTCCCTGTGTTCCTGTAGTTCCTGTAATTCCTTGTATTCCTTGAGTTCCTTGAGTACCAGTAGTGCCTTGAGTTCCCTGTGTTCCAGTAGTTCCTGTAATTCCTTGTATTCCTTGAGTTCCTTGAGTGCCTGTATCACCGGTATCACCCTTGATGCCCTGAATACCCTGAGTTCCTTGAGTACCAGTAGTACCTTGAGTTCCCTGTGTTCCAGTAGTTCCTGTAATCCCTTGTATTCCTTGAGTTCCTTGAGTACCAGTAGTACCTTGAGTTCCCTGTGTTCCAGTAGTTCCTGTAATTCCTTGTATTCCTTGAGTTCCTTGAGTACCAGTAGTACCTTGAGTTCCCTGCGTTCCCGTATCACCCTTTATGCCCTGAATACCCTGAGTTCCTTGAGTTCCTGTCGTTCCAGTTATACCTTGGATACCTTGAGTTCCTTGAGTACCAGTAGTGCCTTGAGTTCCCTGTGTTCCAGTAGTTCCTGTAATTCCTTGGATACCTTGAGTTCCTTGAGTACCAGTGGTTCCTTGAGTTCCTTGAGTACCAGTAGTTCCTTGAGTTCCTTGAGTACCAGTAGTTCCTTGAATACCTTGTATTCCTTGAGTTCCTTGAGTTCCCTTATCACCAGTTCTAGTAAATTCTAGGACACATTGCTCTGCCGAAGAAAATGGTGGGTCACCTGAACCTACTACTGGAGTAACATCTATCTTCCAGTAGCCTGTAGCTTCAGTAATTCCTGTTACCTGCATCGAAGCATATGAAGCATCCGAACCATCTGCCGACTGTATTATTATAGTACCTTCAATGGTACTAGTAGAATCATCCCAAGTTGCATACCACGCTTGCTGGTCAGTACCATCCGCGTCTACGTCATCTATATATAGTTTAGTTACAGAAGCAAAAGTTCCGTTGTTTAATCTAAAGTCGCCCGCGCCGGGGTCTGCGTCTGTTATAGTATTATCGAAGTTATATCTAGTTCCCCCTCTTATTCCGTCAGCTCCTTGAGCCCCTTGTGAACCACCAGTTACAGTACCCTCTGTTCCTTGTATACCTTGTATACCTTGCGTTCCTTGTAAACCTTGAATACCTTGTGTACCTTGAGTTCCCTGTGCTCCAGTCGCACCTGTAATTCCTTGAGTTCCTTGAGCGCCCGTTATACCTTGAATACCTTGAGCTCCCGTAATTCCTTGAATACCCTGAGCTCCTGTATCTCCTGTCGTTCCTTGAGTTCCCTGAGTGCCTTGAGCGCCCGTTATACCTTGAATTCCCTGAGTTCCCTGAGTTCCTGTATCTCCTGTCGTTCCTTGAGTTCCCTGAGTGCCTTGAGTTCCTGTCGTTCCAGTTATACCTTGGATACCTTGAGTTCCTTGAGCACCCGTTATACCTTGTATTCCTTGAGTTCCTTGAGTACCAGTATCACCTTTAATACCCTGAATTCCTTGAGCACCAGTAGTTCCCTGAATACCTTGTATTCCTTGAGTTCCTTGAGTACCAGTAGTTCCTTGAATACCTTGTATTCCTTGAGTTCCTTGAGTACCAGTATCACCTTTAATACCCTGAATTCCCTGAGTTCCCTGAGTTCCCTGTGCTCCAGTCGTTCCTTGAGTTCCTTGAGTACCAGTAGTTCCCTGTGCTCCAGTCGTTCCTTGAGTTCCTTGAGTACCAGTAGTTCCTTGTATTCCTTGAGTTCCTTGAGTACCAGTAGTTCCTTGTATTCCTTGAGTTCCCTGTGTACCCGTAGTTCCTTGCGTACCCTGAGTTCCTTTATCTCCAGTTCTACTAAATTCTAAAATACATTCTTCTGCATTAGCAAAAGGAGGATTAGCAGACCCAACAACAGGAGTAACTGTAATCTTATAATATCCTGTCGCAGCCGTTACAGCAGTTACTTGCATCGAAGCATATGAAGCATCAGAACCATCTGCTGATTGTATTATTATAGTACCTTCTACAGTACTACTAGAGTCGTCCCACGTATCATACCAGTCCTGCTGGTCTGTACCATCCGCATCGACATCATCTATATATAGTTGTGTAACAGAAGCAAACGTTCCGTGATTTAACCTGAATACTCCCGCGCCGGGGTCCGCATCGGTAGTCGTAGTCGAGAAGTCATATCTAGTGCCACCTCTTATACCCTCAGTTCCTTGAGTACCAGTAGTTCCTTGAATACCTTGTGTTCCTTGAGTTCCCTGTGTTCCAGTAGTTCCTTGAATTCCTTGAGTACCAGTAGTTCCTTGAGTTCCTTGAGTACCAGTAGTTCCTTGAATACCTTGTATTCCTTGAGTTCCCTGTGTTCCAGTCGTTCCTTGAGTTCCTTGAGTACCAGTAGTTCCTTGAGTTCCTTGAGTACCAGTAGTTCCTTGAATACCTTGTATTCCTTGAGTTCCCTGTGTTCCAGTCGTTCCTTGAATTCCTTGAGTACCATCTGTACCTTGAGTACCAGTTGCACCTTGAGTTCCTGTTATACCTTGGATACCTTGAGTTCCTTGAGTACCCGTAGTCCCCTGAGTTCCTGTAGCTCCTTGAGTACCAGTAGTTCCTTGAATACCTTGTATTCCTTGAGTTCCTTGAGTACCATCAGTTCCCTGAGTTCCTGTTGTACCTTGAATACCTTGAGTTCCTTGAGCACCAGTAGTTCCTTGAATACCTTGGATACCTTGAGTTCCCTGTGTACCAGTAGTTCCTTGAGTTCCTTGAGCACCAGTAGTTCCTTGAGTTCCTTGAGCACCAGTAGTTCCCTGTGTACCTTGAGTACCATCTGTACCTTGAGCACCAGTTATACCTTGAGTTCCCTGAGTGCCCTTATCTCCAGTCTGGACAAAGGAAATTACGCAATCGTCGCCATTAGTAAAATTGTCGTTATGGTCTATATAATCTACTTGTACTTCTTCATAAACGTTAACTCCCGTGCCCCCAGCTACATTAGCACCTGTAATATCAAATATCACCCATACAGCAGAATCAGTAGCTTTACTTATCTTTATGTGCCCGCGCGTAGCACTATCACCATTATCTAAAGTATCGTTCCATGCACTTACATCATCACTATTTATATCATAGTCGGATATACCCACCTTTGTTATTAGAGTATAATCAGGGGGCCCAGAAACGGGCACTGCAACATTAAATCCAAAATTAGTTTGGCCCGGTGAACCAGCAGTAATATCAAAACTACTATAATTAAATTCTTGGCTATCGCCTCCGAATATTCCTCTCGTTCCTTGTACTCCTTGTGTGCCTTGAGTACCCTGTATACCTTGAGTACCCTGTATACCCTGTGTGCCTTGAGTACCAGTAGTTCCTTGAATACCTTGTATTCCTTGAGTACCCGTAGTTCCCTGCGTCCCAGTAGCTCCTTGAGTTCCTGTAGCACCTTGAGAGCCTGTAGTTCCTTGTGTACCTTGAGTTCCCTGAGCAGCTACCGCGCCCGCAGTACCTTGAACACCTTGTGTGCCATTCGTACCTTGTATACCTTGTGTACCTTGAGTACCTTGAGCCCCACCAACTCCAGTTAAAGCAATTCTTACATCAGGAGTGTTGGTATTTTTTAAAGTTAGTTTTTTATTAGTTGAATTCCAAGTAGCGTCATATAGATAGGAACGCCAAGCTACCGGAATTGCCTGTTTAGTTTTTGACCTTAACGCTTTAGTTCCCCTCATGATTTTGACCTTCTTACGACTAGTAAAGAAATAGAGTGGGAGTGATTAGGGCTCACTCCCTGAGCCCTTGCTAAAATAAACGTGTCTAAACGTTGATAATAACTACGCCAGACATCGGGCTTGTGACCTTCAGTCCGTATCTCATCGACATGTAAGAACCAACAATTCCGAAACCGGGGTTTGCCTCTTCTACAGTCAATGGTCGCCTTTCAACGTACGACATAGGCTTTACGCTGCTGTCCCACATGAATATCCTATCAGGAGGGCACCATGCGTTGGTAGTGATGGTTAGACCATATATGCTACCTACGACAGCTGTTCCTATAGTATTCTTGAAAGGAGCAGTTTCCTCAACAACATACGGGAATCCGTAGCTGGCAGTTGTGCCAGAAATTGCTGTGGTAAAGTCTGCCAAGTTCAATAGAGTCTTGTAGTGCGCTGGGGATATCATTAGGGAGTCAGCATTAAAGCCGTGTCCGCCAATAAGTTCCATAGCTGTGGTTAAGTCTCCTAGGGAGAGCTCACCGTCGCCTGCTCCGCCAGCTGCGGTTACATAGTGACCTGTTTGAAGCGTGCCTGAAGCAGTTAGACCATACGAATAGTTACGTCCGACATTAATTTCGGAACCACTACCTAGGAAACCACCGTAAACATTATCGCTAAAGTCTACAATGTTAGCCTCAGTTGTGGCTGCTACGATGCTAGCTCCGTCAACACCCGTTCCGAACGTGGAGTCTAGGATACCGAGCAACGCATAAACAACGTGCTTAGTCATATGACGGTCTACCGCCCTGCGTGCTTCATTCAAAGCCATCTCGACTTCATTGAAACGTGAATCTTCAATCATACGACGTGTAACGCCCATAGCCAGTCCCCACTCGCCTACTGATACTCTCTCGGAGCGCAGATTAGTGTGCTGGTATTGTGGTGTGTTACCTTCGTTGATTTCTTCCATACCCATGGAAGGCTTTGCGAATGTGATATCAATATCACCGCCAGTCTCTGTGGTCATAGGTTCTGTAAACATTGCCATCGCAGCAAGGTCTGTGACCTTGTAGTCTTTGATTGCATCTTTATAGTCTATGAGTACACGTTCCCCTGTTCCACCAGTCGCTGCGTAAGCGCCAGTGTTAAGGGAAGTAAGAAGACCGGGTGCTAAATTCTGAGTTAGTGCTACCATAATAATCACCTACCCCTTAGTGGGTTATCACCTTAGTTAAACCCGCTGCGGAATTGTTCTCCAATGTAGTTGCTTGACAACTTGGTTTAGTTGTTGCGTTGGTTGCTGCAAGGAGACGACCATCTGTCGTTCCCATCATTAACCCTACACCAGCGTTTAGGTCTGCACAATTGACGTTCAATATAACGCCGTGCCCAGAAATAACACTTACGACATTTCCTGACGTAATGGTTGTGAGTGCATACCCGCAGACCGCAAATTGGTCTCCTGCACTATCCCCACTGTTAGCGTTTTTGACTTCGCCACTGGTATCGAATGTTAATGCGTTACCAGCAGTGACATCTTCTGCCGCTACAAATGGAAGGATACGTGCTGGTGCACCACCATCATTTATCAAAATTTCTGTTGCCATAATTAATTACCTCTTAATACATCTGGGTCGATTTTGATACGCCCAGTTTCTTTATCTAACTTGACTGCAAATTTTCTCTCGGATTCTGCTGGAACAGCTTCACCCTCGGGGGATTTACCCTTCCCGAAGGTACGTTCTATTTCCTCAGGTACCGGAAGTGCAGCAAGAGCTTCGCTGAAACCAGTCAGCCTTGATTCATCCCAAGCTGTGAGTTCATCGTTACGAGTTGCTTTCTTATCCTCTTCTAAGGTACCGAAAATCAGTTCCTTGGATAGAATCGCCTCTACAACTTCAACCTTTCGAGTTTCGGCTTCTTTAGCAGCTCTCTCTTCCTCAGCAAGTTTAAATTCCTCAATTATCTTGAGGGCCTCTTCGTACTGGGAATTGATTTCTGCCTTTGAAGCTGTCATCTCTTCTAGTTGCGTTCGTAGGGACGCGAATTCGCGTTCCACGATATTCTCCGCTTCGGAGTTCTCTTTAACATTAGGAGTTTCTGTAGTCATGTTTATATCCTCTTGTTTTCCGTCTGAACATTCACACGCGCCATCTTTCCCACCACAACCGCAGTCATGATGTTCATCTTTTGCGTGTAAACCACATTTCGTTTCAATAGTACATTCCTCGCAGACGGGGTCCATTGATTTATTATCAATGAAACTGACCTCTGTTGGGCGAATGTTCGTTGCGAACGTATCACCCATCACGTCAACGTCATTGGAAAACCAATCAATGCTGACATGGGTTATGTCTCCATCCTTCACTTTATCTATCACTTCTTGTCCCCGTTCGTTTTTGTTATCAACCGTAGCTGACATCCTAATAGCGGACTTTCCATTCTCCATCTCAAACACCTCAGGATTAGCAGCCATGCCAATTAAATCGTCTGGCGTTCTCTGATGGTTGAAATATATAGGTAGCTCGTTAAAAGCTTCTATATTCTTCTTTAATATCTCAGGTTCTATATAAACCTTTTGCTGTATATCATCTTCTTCATACTCATGAGGGCCTGATGTTATAGCTATGACAGGGAAAGTAGCACTTTCAAAGTCATCCTCTTGTGTAAATGATATATTATTGTCTTCTCCTAGAGATAGGGCAAACGTGCGTCTTTTTTCATCTTCATCCAACGTTCTACCAAACGTTCTTTCTACGTTATGTCCATCAGCCCACATGATACACATGTTAGCAGCCATCTCTTTGTGGTCTTCAACACCACGTTCTTTTAGTGTAGAACCTACTGATGCTACACACTTTTCATAACTCATGCTCTTTTCCCCTTTATGTTTGCCGAAGGTTGATTCCCTCTATTCGGGGCTCGAGCACTTTCTTCTTTTTTGTCAGTGTTCTTACCACCAGAAATGTTAGCGTTCTTATCGCTGGGTCCCTCTGGGGGCGACCCTGCTTTCTTTACAGCAACATCTTTCAGCATATCTAATTCTACCACACCTTCAGGGTCGAGACCACGCTCTTCCCTAACTTCTCCGGGTGATAATACTCCTTCAGATAGATATATCATATCTGTCTTAGCTTTAGTAAATGCATCTTCCACATTAATCTGCCTGAACTTAAATTTAGCCTCTCCGTCTTCCAGCTGGGGCATTAATTGAGCATTCAGTGCAGCCTCAATCATAGTTTGTAAATATCTAACATAAGGTTCAAAAATAGGTCTAGCTTTATCGGGGTCAGTCCACATAGTCTTAGGGACTTTAAGAGCCATATGTATCTTATCTAATATATCATCTGTATATTTTCCATACTCAAAAGCTCTTTGTGTGCCTTGTAGTTCTTTTATAATAATATCGTTTCCGTGAATGATATCTTCACCGGGCGCTAAAGAGTTGAACGCGTCCACCACTTCGTTAATTTTGTCAGGACCATAAGGCATATCGGGAAGTCCACAAGATATATCAAAGCGAGAAGAAGCATACTTGTTGAGTGCAGCTCCAACATCTCTCTCTGCATAATCTTTGAGGTCAACCAAATAAAGAATGGGATGGATGTCAGAAAGGCCATAAGCGTAATCATCGAAGGGGTTGTTAAGTAAAGCACAAATCTCTTCCGGCTCGAAGTGGATATTTTCTTTTTCATCTCCTATATCCTGATAATAATATTTAATTTGTCCATGCTCATTTCTTTGTACAAACATGTTTTGGCTAGAACGAAGTACTAAGTTATCTCCGGTCCACTCCAAATATCCTGTTCCAAATATTCTAGCGTTACGCACCCAACCATATAGAAGGTTCTCAATGTTTATATCTCTAAACATTTCTTCTATACGTTCTCTTACGTCATCCTTATCTGTCACAATATCGAAATTGTCTTTGACCGCGTAGAAACAGGGAAGGTCTATCAAACTCCTAACAATGGGGTCAGATAGATATACATCCATGTATATCCTCGGTCTACCGAGATGCTCTTCGTATTGTTTTTTATGACTATATGTATAGTCATTAGAGAGCTTCAAACGTTTTATAACACCCGCTCCAAAACTGAGAGGCTCGTCTTCCTTAAAAGGCGGTGCACTACCCGTTGTAGCGAATATCCTTCGTACTCTATCAAGAAATGCCATGGCTACCACTTATATAGTATAATCGTAACAGTATATAAAGATTTCGTCATAATGAAAATCTACTCTTTCTTTTGAAATCATGTCCTTTTGTCCTAAATAAGGAGACTCCTGAATGTCTACCGATATTACTAGTGATGAGGTCACGAGCTGAAGTTTGTTGAGAAGCTCCTACGCTAGCTGAACCGGGAAGCATAGCTAATGTAGCATGTATTCCTAAAACAGAGCTATCACAATAGTCATCATGTTTACCATTAGGAGCGCTAATGCGTTCTGTTTTATTAGCAGCATCCATAACATATTGTAAGTCTACATGTTCCCTAAACCACTTGTTAATAATTTTCTGGCCGGGTATGTCTAGATTCGCTGGATTAGGTACTCTCACTCTCTCTTGCTGTATGAAGGATACATAGTCCCTGAATACTTGTGTTTTAGTTCCTCTGGGCCCTCCTGTAAAGATGAAAGGTATAAAATAAATCTGTGGCACACTGTTGATACACGCTATTCGGAGGTCTTGTTCAATAGCCCCGCCAATTCCCGTAGCATCAATAATAACCCTACCAACACCAAAACTACGAGCAATATCCATAATACGCTTACGCTGATATGGAATGTCGTGCCCGCCAGTTCTAGCGCTAATCTCTTCAATGTAAATAAGCCGTGCCACATCTGAATCATCAGCTTTTTCAGCGGCCCATACACTAATGACAGTAGAATTAACAGATTTGCCAATGTCAACAGCCACAGTACAGTGCTTTCCTCCGTCGAGAGGGGCTTCGGGGGTAGAGAGTTCATAGTCATGGAAACATGCCTTTATTTTTTCTGGATTGAATATATTGGAAATACTTTCCACAAACTCACATTCGTATTCCGTTCTCCAATACATAGAATCTTCACCCCATTCCATCATCTTTCCAAGCATGTCTTCTTCAGTATATGC